GATAGGCAATGAAGAGATTTCTTACACAGGTATATCCAGCAACACTTTAACTGGTGTTACAAGAGGAGTTAGAAATACTACTGCTGCCTCTCACTCTAATGCAGATACCGTAACAAATTCTTCTGACTATGTAGCGTGGGGCGAGGCCGCATCTGGTGACTTAGTTGTTGATCCAGGTATGTGGTCAATAGATAACTTTGGTGATAAAATTATAGCCTTGATACATAATGGACAAGTATTTGAGTGGGATTCAAATGCATCTAATGCTACGTCAACAAGAGCCACAATTATTTCAGGTGCGCCAACAGCATCAAGAGACATGATTGTATCTACACCTGATAGACACTTGGTATTCTTTGGAACAGAAAGAACATTAGGGGATCAGTCCACACAAGATCAAATGTTTATTAGATTTTCTAATCAAGAAGATATTAACACATATACAGAGACATCAACGAATACAGCTGGTGCACAAAGACTTGCGGATGGATCTAGAATTGTAGGAGCAGTTAGAGGTAGAGATGCAATCTATGTTTGGACAGATACTGCATTATTTACAATGCGTTTCATTGGTGATCCGTTAACATTTGGTTTTACACAAGTAGGCACAAACTGTGGATTGATAGGGCAGAACGCAGCTGTCGAAGTAGATGGCGCTGCATACTGGATGTCAGAAAATGGTTTCTTTAAATACGCTGGTGCTCTACAAACATTACCATGTTTAGTAGAGGATTTTGTTTATAATGATTTAAATACAACAGCATCACAACTAATTAATGCTGGATTAAATAATTTGTTTGGTGAGATTACTTGGTTCTATTGCACAGATAGTTCTACGGTGGTAAATAGATGTGTAACTTATAACTATCAAGAGTCCTCTCCAGAAAGACCAATATGGACAACTGGCACATTAGATAGAACAACATGGCAAGACTCCTCTGTATTTGGTAAACCACATGCTACAGATTATGATGCAGACTCAAACACGTCTTATGATGTTGTTGGTAACACAGATGGTTGCACAATATATTACGAACACGAAACAGGTACGGATCAAGTTACATCGACAGCAGTAACGACGGTGACTGCTAATATACAATCAGGAGATTTTGATATAAGTCAAGGTGGTGACGGTGAGGTGTTCGCAAAGATACGAAGATTTGTACCAGACTTTTTATCTCAAACCGGCAATACACAAATTACATTAAACCTAAGAAACTTTTCTAATAGTAGTCAAGCAAGTTCACCTCTTGGGCCTTTTACGATTACCTCGTCTACAACTAAAGTAGATACAAGAGCTAGAGCAAGAGCAGTGTCTTTGAAGGTAGCAAATACAGGATCATCACAGAATTGGAAACTTGGTGGATTTAGATTAGACATACAACCAGACGGAAGAAGATAATGGCAAAGATAGTACAGATATTAACAAGACCCTCACCTACATACAGACAAGATGTGGCTGATGCACAGGTTAGAGATCTTGATGCGATAGTGCAAAAATTAAATACAACATACCAACAAGAATTAAAGGATGAAGTTGATGCACAAAACTTCTTTTTAAATTAATGGCTAATAGTTTTAAAAATAAAAAAGTAGACTTAACTACAACAGACAATACAACTTTGTATACAGTGCCAACGGCAACAACAACTGTTGTAAAATCAATACTAGTTTCTGAAGATTATGGTTCTGGAGCTAATATTACAGTGACACTAGTCAACTCTAGTGGTGCTATATTCAGTTTATTTAAAACAAAAGCTATATCTTCTAATACAACAGTAGAACTTTTAACTCAGCCTTTGGTTATGGAAGAGAGTGAAATATTAAAGGTGCAAGCTAGTGATGCTAATGAGCTTCATGTCATAGCTTCCATATTAGAGATAAGACCAAGAGAGGTAACAACGTAATGCAAGTAATAAAGCCAAAAGAGATAATAGAGACTATATCTAACCTAAAAACAGGTGAGGTATATAAAAACGACGAAGATTGGAAGGCAAAAGGAGTGCCAGAAGCAGATATACGAAGAGATGTTAAGGTAATTATGCCAAGTCTTGATTTATTTCCAAAAACCAAGTAGATTGAGAATTACAGGAAATCAAAGCCTGCTTTAACATTTAACTAAATTATGACAATATCAAGAGGACAGATGGAGAGACAAATATACATGGGTGGCGGTATTATGAACGCTCGTCCAAGAGAACAATTTTTTTTAGGTGGTGTTGGAGACTCAATTAAAGATATCGGTAAAAAGGCTCTTGGTGGTATTAAAGACATAGTTTCATCAGACATAGGTAAAGCAGCATTACTAGGAGCAGGAATATATTTTGGAGGCCCTGCAATCATGTCAGGTTTAACAAGTCTTAAAGCTGCAGCACCTAAATTTGCAACAGATTTTTTAGCTAAAGAAGGAGTAAAAGGAACTCTGGGTGCTCTTGGAGTAGGAGCTATATTTGGTGGTGCTTTTGCAGGTAAATCTGAAGAAGAAGTTGAAGCTATTACTAGAGATAAAAATGCATTAAAAGCTTACTTAACTCAATACTACACTAATTTAAATCCTGAATTACGTAACCAACCAGAAAAAGTAGAAAAGTTTGTAGAGTCTCAAATCGTAGAATATAATGAAGGTAGAGGTGGATATGCTGCAGGTGGAGACACAGCCAGCGATAATGCCATGCAAGCAGCGGGTATCGAGGGGCTACCTGTAAGACAAAATCCAAAAGGTGTAAAAGAGTTAGACCTTAGAAATACTGGTGGATTTATACCTCCAGTTGGTATAAAAGAAAAAGAAGATGACATTCCAGCGATGTTATCAAACAACGAATTCGTATTCACTGCCGATGCAGTAAGAGGCATGGGTGAGGGTGATGTTAACAAAGGTGCTGAACGTATGTACAGCATGATGAAAACTTTAGAGGCAGGAGGAAGAGTATAATGGCACAAGTTCAAACGGTTAGACAAGAACCAGCAGAGTTTATACAAGCAGCAGCAAAAACATATCTAGATGACTTAACAAAAGGTATTGGTAGTATTAAGTCGGGTCAATTAGATCTTAAAGATATTATGGGTCGACAGTTTGTTGCAGCAAAAGATCCTAGCGAATTAACAAAATTAGCCGAGAGTTTAGCCACAGCAGATAAAGGTCTTGGTAGCTTTATGCCTTTTATAGAACAAGCTGCAACAGCAGAAGGAGAAGCAGCAAAATTAGTTGGTCCAGAAGCATACAAAGACTATATGTCTCCTTTTCAACAAGATATTATTAAAACAACACTAGATGAGTTTGATGAACAAACACAAAGAGGTTTAAGAAGTTTAAACACAAGAGCAGTTCGATCAGGAGCTTTTGGAGGAACAAGAGAAGGAGTTGAAAAAGCAATCTTTCAAACTCAATCAGATAAAAATAGAGCTGCTTTACAAGCACAATTATTAGGACAAGGATTTACACAAGCACAAAATTTAACTGCCCAAGCTTTCAATCAACAAAGAGCATTAGCTGGTGGTCAGTTAGGTTTAGCACAACAATTTCCTGCATTAGTAGGACAACAGATTGCAGGTCTAACTACATTAGGTGGTGCACAAGAAGGAAGACAACAACAATTATTGTCAGCTGATCAACAACTTGCACAAAGACAAGCATTTCAAGATCTAGAAGCATCTCAACAATTAGGTCAAGGTATCGTGCCTTTAATAGCAGGATATCCTGATACATCTAAAACACTAACAACACCTTCACCAAGCGCATTACAAACAGGATTAAGTACAGGTGCTACGTTAGCTGGTATCTATAGGTTAATAAAAGGATAATATGAGTATAACTTTAAAAAGACCAATGTTTAGAAAAGGTGGACAAGCTGAAGATGGTATTATGGAATTAGCTACACCTAGAAGAAACTATGATGAAGGTAAAACTAAAGAAGAAATATTTGCAGAAGCTTTGAGCGGTCTAACTCCACAAGCTCAAAAATATGCTGAATCAATGTCACAACTTGCTGGATTAGGAAGAACATCAAATAAAGATTTATTAACTAACGTATTAATACAAGGTGGATTAAGAGGTATGTCAACTGCAGGTAAAGGTGGTACGCTTGCAAATTTAGCTGCCGCTTTTGAGGCACCCGTAGGACAAGCATTAAAACAAAGACAAGCAAATAACATATTAGATGTTCAAGGTGCTATGAAAGGACTTGAACTTGGTTCAAAAATAGATATCGCTGAACGAAAAGCTCTAAAAAGCAAAGAATTTGAATCTGGTACTATTGCATCAATAACAAAAGAAGTACAAAACGCCTTAGGTAAAGATGTTGTGGGGGAAGAAGCTAGAAGAATAGCAGTTAACATAGCTCCTAAAGTTGCAAAAGCTAGAACAACTCCTGGTGTCTTTTATCAAGGTATTTTAAAAATGAATGATAAAGATAAAACTAAGCCAGATATGTCAAGATTAGTAGGACAACCAAACGGAGCTGTTTTTTTAAATCCATTTAACAATCTGTTTTATATTGTAGACGACGGTAAACTAATACAAGCAGATCAAAATACATTAGGTAAAGTGGCTCCGGATACAGAGGAGTAATATGGACGATAAGGAATTTATAATTCCTCAAGGGGACACAGAGTTCTCTATAGAAAAGCCAGAGGAATTTAGCATTGAAGCAGATGATATTGAAACGCTTCAACCACCACCAGCAGATGACAATGAAATAAGCCAGATACATGGTGCTATGGCAGGTATTGCATCGGGTATCATTAAAGTGCCGGAAGGTATATTTTCACTAGGTGCAGAGCTTATGGATTTAGCAGGCCTAACGACAGATGCTGCGGCAAGAGTAGAACAAGTATTTGACAAAATAAACATATTTGAAGAGACAGCTGAAAAAACAGCTGCAGGTAAACTTACACAAGCATTAGTACAGATAGGTGTACCAGCAACAGCTGCTGCATCTCTTGCAAGAAAAGGAGCACTAAAAGCATTACGTGCAAGAAAAGCAGGCACATACTTAAATCCAAAAGCAAAAAATTTACAAAAAGGTTTAAAGAAAGCAAAACAACTAAAACTAACTACAGGTCAGAATATAACTGCAGTGGCTTTAGGTGGCGCAGCAGGAGAAACTTTAGTTGGTGATGTAGAGGACATCGGAACTATTGGAGATGTATTTGAAGCTGGTCCAACAGAACTAGATAGAGATGTACAAGCAGATCCACAAAAAGATGCTGCAAGAAAATTATTAAATAGATTAAAATTTAGTGCGGAGTCTATACCGCTTACAGGATTAGTATTTGGTACAGGTGTTGCATTAAG